GGAACTGGAAAGCTAACGGTGCTGGCGTATCTAACACAGCGGGATCAATACCAAGCACAGTCTCAGCGAATCAGACTGCGGGTATTAGTATTGTTAGTTGGACTGGCAACGGCTCAAACACAGCGCAGTCCATTGGACATGGTTTGGGTGCAACGCCTAAGTTTATAATAATAAAAAACCGTGACTCAGCACTTAACTGGCATGTTTCTCATGGGTCTACACCAACAGGTGTTTACAATTTAAATAATACTAACGCTATTAATACAGGATATGAAAGTTTCTTAAATGGTTCATTTAATCCATCTAACATGACAAGCACAACATTTTCTACATATCCGGGAACCTCTACTAGCAACTTTCCAAATGGTAGTGGTGAGGATTACATCGCCTACGCTTTCGCAGAGGTGGAAGGCTTTAGCAAGTTTGGGTCATACACGGGCAATGGTTCTGCGGATGGGCCATTTATCTACACGGGCTTTAGGCCAGCTTGGTTGATGGTGAAGCGTACTAATGATGTTGGAGAATGGATTATTGAAGATTTTGAGTTAAGTCCTTATAACCCAGCTAGTGTTTATATTAGGGCAAGCGATTCTGTTGGAGAAGCTAGCGGCCTTTTTATTGACTTTTTATCTAACGGGTTCAAACTCAGAAACACAGGAGGTTGGACTAACGCCTCTGGTGGAACCTACATATACATGGCCTTCGCAGAAAACCCCTTTAAGAATTCCCTCGCTCGATAGGAGTAACTCATGTTTGCAATTATTCAAAACAACCAACTCATTAAAACTATTCAACCCCATGTGGAGTTTGAATTATTTGGCAAGACCTACAACGCCAAGTGGACGGTACGAATGTCTGCTGCTGAGAAGACAAGTCTTGGCATTACAGACGTAGTCGTACAACCCAGGCCTGACGACAGGTTCTATTGGGTACAAGAAAACCCAGTAGCCCTGGTGAACGGTGTACCTACCATCACCTACACAGCCACTGCAAAGCTCCTAGAGGACCGTGAAGAGGTTGATGAAGAGGGCAACTTCCTGTATGTCAAGGTGCTTGGCGAAGTCAATGGTAAACCTGCTATGGTCGATTCCGAGGAGCGTCTGGTTACCAAGGGTCTTAAGACACAGTGGATTGAGCAAACAAAAGAGAATGCAAACAAAGCTCTTGCACCTACAGACTGGTACATTATTCGTAAGGCAGAGCGTGGTGTGGCTATCCCTGAAGCAGTTGTTGCTGAGAGGGCAAAGATTGTCAGTGACTGTGCAGCTAAAGAAACTGTAATCAAAGCTGCAACTACTATTGAAGAACTTATTGCTGCGGTGGCTTAAGCATGGAAGAGTTAGAGCGCATAACCAGACTGGAAGCACAACACGCTGAAATGATGCGGCTGTTGCAAGAGACTCGGCAGGATATGAAAGAAATGCATTCAGACATGCATGAGCTAAAAGAATCTCTAACTCGTTGGAAGGGTATTAGTGGTGGTATTGCTATCACGGTATCCTTAATATGGACAGTTCTCCTTGGTATTTATGGACTCTTTGCAGGTAAATAATGACTAGAAAAGTAAGTGTCGCTAAGACAAAGACAACCACTACATCTGAAACTCTATACACTATTCCTACTAAGAATCGTGGATTGTGGCAGTTAATGTACATTGCTAGTTTAACTGGTACTAATACACCTAGCTTTATTTGGTATGACTCTTCTGCTAATACTTCTTACACAATCTTTAGCGGTAAGAACTTAGGAGCAGGTGAGTATCTAATGTTTACAGATGCTGAAGTGGTATTAGAAGAAGGTGATGAAATACGAATTGATCAGTCAGGAACCTCATCAATTACTTATTTAGCAACCATTGAGCTAGTTCCTATTTTAGCAAAGCAAGCTCATAACTAAGGAGACTATTATGTTTAAACCCTGCCCTGGATGTCCTACCCCTGCTAAGTGTAAGAAAGCTGGTAAGTGCCTGAAGAAAGCTGGTGGTAGTAAGATGAAAGAAAAGAAAGTTAAGCGAGGATACTAATGCCTTTAGACAAAGGTAAATCAAAAAAGACTGTATCTAAAAATATTCGTAAGCTAAAGGAAGAGGGTTACGGTCAGAAGCAAGCAGTAGCAATAGCACTTAATACTGCTGGAAAGGCAAAGCAAAATGAAAAGAAAAGGACTGTACGCCAATATTCACGCAAAGCGTAAACGAGGTGAGAAAATGCGTAAGCCTGGAGATCCTGGTGCTCCTACTGCTAAAGCATTTAAAGAGGCTGCTAAAACAGCAAAGAATAGGAAAAAGAAATGAATACATTCTTAGGTGTAGTATTCTTTTGTATGCAAGGACAGTGTGCTTTTTGGAAGTCTGAGTTATTTGACAATCAACTAGAATGTGAAGCTGTAACCTTAAAAACTATAGATACTATGATACAGGAAGAACCTCAGATTGTTCAAGGTGTATGTCTTCCAATTAAAATAGGAAAAGACGCATGACTGATTCAAGACTAAAAAAGATAGGAGTATCTGGTTATAATAAACCTAAGCGTACTCCTAACCACCCTACTAAATCTCATGTGGTTGTAGCTAAAGAAGGTGACAAGGTAAAGACTATTCGCTTTGGGCAGCAAGGCGTGTCTGGTTCTCCTAAGAAGTCTGGTGAGTCAGAGTCCTATGCCAACAGGCGTAAGTCATTTAAGGCTAGACATGCCAGTAATATTGCTAAAGGTAAGATGTCGGCAGCATACTGGGCTGATAAAGTTAAGTGGTAACTACTTGACAAAACACTAATTTTATGGTATAATATTACTATGACATACTTAGAACTTGTTAATGATGTTTTAATTAGACTTAGAGAAGATGAAGTCTCTAATGTCTCTGAGAATGCTTACTCTAAATTAATAGGTAAGTTTGTTAATGATTCTAAGAGACAAGTAGAAGACGCATATAACTGGAATGCTCTAGCAGATACCTTAACATTTACTACTACAGCAAATTTATTTAATGCTGTCTTAGTAGGATCTGGTCAAAGGTTTAGAGTGTTAGATGTTTTAAATGATACATCGGATTGGTTTGTTGATTACATGCCTACCTCAGAGATGAACAGAAGGTTATTGCTGCAAGGCACAACGCCTACTGGAGCACCTACTCACTACAACTTTAATGGTGTGGATGAGAACGGTGACACGCAGGTAGATGTATACCCCGTCCCTGATGGTGTCTATAACTTAAGGTTTAATATTATTAAGCCACAACCAGCAATGACTTCTAATACTGAAAGGCTCTTAGTTCCTTCTGAGCCTGTTGTCTTTGGTGCTTACGCCAGGGCATTAGCTGAGCGTGGCGAAGACTCTGGTATATTATCGTCAGAGGCTTATGCTTTATTCCAGCAGTCATTGGCTGATGCAATTGCTAATGAAGGCAACCGATACCCTGAAGAACTAATCTGGAATACTTAAATGGCTGAACAAGTTCTCAAGCAAAGTCTTAGTGCTCCTGGTTTCTTTGGGTTAAACCTACAGAGTGCAGATGAGTACACAGACTTTAGGTTTGCAAAGGAAGCAAAGAACATTGTCTTTGATGCTTCAGGTAGGATTGCTGCTCGTAAAGGATGGAAGACACTAAGTCCTAGTTTTGGTACAGTTAACGGTGTAGCTGAGTATGGTATTGCTCAGTATAACATTGATGAATATAGCACACCAGCTGTAAGGTTTATCTATGAGTTTATTAAAGAGGGAAACAACATTGTCATTTCTGCTTCTGGGTCTTCTTTCTTTACTGGTGTATCTGACCCTGTCGAAATTTATGTAAGGAATGGAGACAATGATGAGGATCTTGCTTACTCAGTAAGTGACAGTAATTGGCAGGTAGCTTCTTTGCCTTATGGTGAAGGTGCAGATATTAAGCCACATGCTTACTTTGTACAGGCAGGACATGAACCACTTGTCTTTCATGAGTTACCTTTAGATCCTTCTCAAGTTGCTTTAGTTGTAGGATCAGAGTATAACGATGCTGAATATAATGTAAATGAATATAACGCAGCACCAGGAACCTTTGATTCACACTCACATGATAGTGGTGTTTTTGGCTTTCAACGACTAGGTGACATAGGTACTTTGCCTTTAGGTCATAATCTTAATTCATTCAAACCTAACTGCACACTAGCAGCCTTTGGCAGAGTCTGGATGGCAGACATTGAAGGTGATAGACAAACCATTTACTTCTCTCGTCTGCTTGATGGTTCTGACTTTCAAGGTGGAGACTCTGGCTTTATTGCACTAAACTCTGTGTTTCCTAGCTATGATCGTATTGTAGCACTGGGCGCACATAATGGCTTCTTAGTTGTCTTTGGTACTAATAACATTGCAATCTTTGCTAACCCAATTGATGTTACAAGGCTAGAGCTTCAAGACTTTATTCCTAATGTAGGATGTGCAGCAAGAGACACCGTACAGAATACTGGTACTGATATTATCTTCTTGTCTAACACTGGGCTTGCTAGCTTACAACGAGTTGTTATTGAGAAGTCTTTACCTTATCGAGAACTCTCTAAGAATATTAGGGACAGTATCATAGCTGCTACATTAACTGAGCCTGAGTCTGGTATTAAAGGTATCTACTCTGAAGCTGAAGGTTTCTATCTGTTAAGTTTTTCTAGTCAGTCTAAGGTCTACTGCTTTGATACTAAACTTCCATTACAAGATGGATCGTTACGAGTTACTGAGTGGGATAACTTACAGCTGTATAGCTTTGTAGTTACTCAAGACAAAGAGTTATTATTTAGAACTGACGAACACATAGCTAAGTATGATGGTTATAAGGACAACGATCAGCCTTATACTTTAAAGTATTACACTAACTACACAGATCTTCAGCAGCCTAACAACATTAAGATTCTTAAGAAGCTAGGCTATACCTACCGTGGTCAAGACACTAAGAACTTTATTACTGCTTGGGGTTTTGACTACTCTGAAGATTTTTCTAAGCAAGCTAAGATTGTACCAGGAGGATTTGCTTATGAGTATAACATTGCAGAATATGGTGTAGGCGAATATGGAGGAGGCACAACTAAGAACGGTCAGTTTACAGTTAATACCTCTGGCTCTGGTAATGTAGTTCAGGTTGGCTTAGAAGCCGAAATCAATGGAAACTATCTTGCATTACAAAAGATAGACATTTACGCTAAACAAGGAAAGGTACTTTAATATGTCTAACTATACGAAAACCGTAGACTTTGCTGCTAAGGATGCTCTGCCATCAGGTAATGCTGGTAAGATCATTAAGGGCGAGGATATTGACGATCAGTTTAATGCTATTGCTACAGCTATTGCTTCTAAGTCAGATTCAAATACTGTACCAACGCTGAGTGGTAATAACACTTTATCTGGAACTAACACTTTTACAGGTGCAATGGTTAAGTCTGCCAGTGTTAATGATCAAGCATACTTTGGTGCAACGCCTGTGTCTTATAGCGAAGGCGGTGTAACTGCTACTGGTATTCTATCTGGTGTTACTACTGCTTCAACTAAAGTAGGAGTTGTTGCTCAAACCGTAAGTAGCGGCGGTATTGCTGCAGCAATTGCTGTACATAATACTGCTTCTTACTTGGTTAACTTTGGATACACAGCCAGTGGTTATGTAACAGTAGGATATATTGCTACAACTGGTTCCTCTACTTCTTATGCTACCTCGTCAGACTATCGTCTTAAAGAGAATGTAGCTACACTGACAGGAGCAGTTGATCGTGTTAAGCAGCTTAACCCTGTACGGTTTAACTGGATTAATAATCCTGGTGCTGGTACTGTTGATGGTTTCCTTGCACACGAAGTTACACCTGTTGTCCCTGAAGCAGTAGTTGGGCAAAAGGATGAGACACATGCTGATGGTTCTATTAAGGCTCAGGGTATTGACCAGTCAAAGCTAGTGCCTTTGTTAGTAGCTGCTGTCAAAGAACTTACTGCACGAGTTGAGGCTTTAGAAGCTAATTAATAGGGAGTATTAATATGGTTTGGCAAATACCTGCTGCAATAGTTGCGTCTTCCTTAATTGGAGGATCTTCTGCTAAGTCAGCTGCTGGGACTTCTGCAGCCGCACAAGAAAGAGCAGCAGAGTTAGCTGCAAGAGAAGCTCGATTTAGACCTTACGGAATAAGTACTCGCTTTGGAAGGTCTATGTTTGGCTACGAGATTCCTGGTGAGGCTCCTCCTACTCAGCTAGAAACAGAGACACCTGAAGAATATGCTAATCGTTTAGCTGACTATGAGCGAAGAGCAAGGACAGAAGGTGTAGCTACTAGCTTTGGTTATGAGTTATCACCAGAGCTACAAGCTATTCAAGATCAACTTAGTCCTTACTACACTCGTGCGCTTGGTGAAATAGCAGACTTAGAAGCAGCTACGCCTTATGGTAAAAAAGCAGCAGCTAGGTTGTTTGGTCTTGGTGGAGAGATCCTACCCACTAGCTACGATCCTACTGCTGCAGCGCAAGAATACTATCAAGAACAACAAGCAATGCTTGAGCCTACTCGACAGCGTGAAGAAGCCAGGCTTGCATCTGGTTTGTTTGGTAGGGGCAGGGCTGGTTTGTCTATCAGTGGTATGGGTCAACCAGAGCTTTACAGCTTGACTGAGTCTCGCAGAGCACAAGACTTAGCACTAGCTGCACAGGCTCGTGAACGAGCACGAGAGGAACTTAGACAAGATATTGGTTTAGGTCAAGGACTGTTTAGCTCAGGCATGGGTACGCTTGGTGACATCTACGGCCTACAGGCTAAAGCATACTCACCATTCCTTACTGGCTTTGGTGCAGCACGCACAGTTGAAGAAGCTGGTATGGAACCCTTGCGTCTATCTGCAGAGCTTGGTGGTAGGTCTGCTCAGGCAGGTGCAACAGCAGGTGAAGCATTGTTACGTGGTGGTATGGGAGCAGCTTCTACAAGGCTGCAAGGTAGCTTGGTTCTACCTACTATGCTTACTGGTGCTGCTAACTCTTTATTTAGTAATCCTTACTTTATGAATCAGATGATGGGTACTTCTACTGCTACCCCTACTGGTTATAGTTTTGCACCAGGAGCAGGATATGCAGGAACACCTGGAACTTTTCCATCAGCTTACGCACCATTCTAAGGAATAACTATGCAACAGAATCCTAATTTATTTGCTGGTCTTGGACCTTTTGCTGGACTAACCCAAGCTGCTACTGAGTCTTTGTCTCGTGGTGTTGGTGGGCTGTTTGGCATCAAAGATCCAGTGATGGAGCGTAATCGTATCCTGTCACAGGTTAATTATAATGACCCTGCATCATTACAGTCTGCTGCTCAGGAGTTAGCCAGGGCTGGCTTTG